TCCTGCTTGTCAAAATGCGCCTTTGCGCGTTCCAGAGTCGACATATTCCTCTCCGATGAGGCCGAGCATAGTGTCTTAGCGGCAGGCAGGCTCGGATTCTGCTTTTCGGGAATGACCCTAGCCGCTAAAGACCTAGTTTTAAACTACCGTGCCCCAGGTGACTGCGCCGTTCGCTTCAAAGCTAAAGGTTGACTCAACCATGCCATCGAAAGAGGCAGACACACCAGCTTCGGTGATGATTGCGCTCAGAGTGGCATAGGTGTCGCCAGAAGTTGCACCTTCCGGATACAGGTTCAGGGTTACTTCTGCGCCCACAGTCATTGCGCCTTGACCGGTAGTATCGGCTTCATCCCAGAACGCAGTAATCGAACCTGAAGCCGAGGTAAGACCTGACTTGCGGGTACGAGCTGAATCGCCCATAGAAGTATCTTCAATCGTGTCTGCCGTTTCAGAGAGGCTCCAATCCCGCACTTCCGCAACGGTATTGGCTCCAACCTTCACAACGCCTTCGCTGCCAGTATGGTTTGCCATTGCATTTTCCTCTAGTTAAAAGCCGGGATCGGCTCGGTTAAAAATCAGGTAGTTCCTCGCGTGAAATCATACATCACGCGGACAGTTACGATAATTCCACCGATCGGGTCAATCGCGCCCTCATCGGTTTCAATCGAAATCACTTGAGTGTCTTTGGCATAGCCGCCACGAGTGCGGTCAGTATCCAATGCCTCTTCAATCGCCTCGATCAGGTTGTTCCTGGCGGTGTCGATTGTTGCCGCCTTCACGAATCCAACCAAGCTGTAATCAATGGTTCCGAATCTCTTGATGTCCGGCCCGCCGATAGTAGCGTCCTCACGGCTCTCTGAGGCCGTCTGTACAAGGATCGCCGGGAACTGGGCGTTAGATAGCTTCTGGAAGTCGAACGGCTCTCTAGTGACATAGGAGGCGCTCACAGGGCTACTCATAGCCTGCAATGTGGTCACGATGTTCGCTGCGATAGATTCGCGGAGGCTCATTTCATCAATTCCTTGCGGAACAGGTTAGCTAGGCGTTTTGCCTCGCCCTGGTTGAATCCGAAGAATGGGCGCTTGCGATTGTTCCATGCTGCTTTCGCTGCTTCTTCGCGGCGTGAAAAGTAGATGCTTGCAGAGTTGCCATCTGCCTTGCTTATCATGCTTCCCAGCATATTTCCGCGAACCATGAGATTCACGATGCCAGAAGGATCGCCGGAAAATGCGCGAGTGGACTTGCCAGCAGGCCAGCCTTCAGCCTTGCGCTTGGCATAGGACGGAACATAGGGAGCAAACTTGCCCATATATCCGATGCCTTTCTCGGTTCGCTCCTTGATGATCTGAACGCCAAGCAAAGCCGTCCGACTGAGGGCTTTCGTAATTCCCTCAATCTTAGGCAGCTTCGGCAGTTCGATTGTGATGATCACCGGAACAAGCGTCCAGAATGGCGCGGCTTCTTTTCCGCGTTTGTTACTGTGCCGTCATTGTCGGCATCGTATTCAACGCCGTCTTGAAATACCTGTTCCATTTCCTCGCCATAGCGGGCGCGGTAGAACTCAATCATATTTTGGAAGCGGTCGCCATCAACCCAGTTCGTTAGCTGTGGGAGGGCGTACTTCCATAGAACCAGATAGCTTGCAGCTCTAGTCCATTGGGAATCTGTGAGGAGGGTTGTATCTAATTCACCGGCAAATCCGGTCTTGTCCCACCACTTATTGCGGATCTCGCGCTCGATGTCTGCTTGTGCGCGGGCGTGTTCGTCTGTGAACGATGCAATGCCAAGCGACAAAATATCGGGCAGCAAAGCCGTCAAATCTGAGTCTGTGCTGAATGCCATTTGCTATCCCCTAATGTAGAAAAACCCAGCCCCCTTTCGGGGGCCAGGTTATCAGGGCTTAGAGGCCTGCGTCGAAGTACATTTCTACGCCGTAGGAATCATCCAGCTCGCCGACACCGTAGATGGCGGTAGCATTCAGTTCCCAAGCACGCAGAGATGCGTCACGCTGGTACTCGATGTTGAAGTCACGCTTCATAGCGATAGCCATGGCTTCAGGTGCGAATACGCAGCCCTTCGCGTCGCCAGAACCGTCTACGGTCACATTTGCAGACTCGTAGATGTCGATACCAGCGATCGTGCCAACATAACCAGAACGCATAGCTTCGTTCTGGAGATCACCACCGTTCGGGTTAGCGAAGGTGTTGGTCAAGTTAGCCTTCAGAGCGTAGGTCTGATACGGATGGAAAACACCAACCAGACGGCCCGGAGCCTTGTTAGCGCGCAGAGTAGCTGCGGCCTGGAACAAGTAAGCTGCGGTCAGTTCGGTAGTGGTCGAACCCAAGCTAGAGGAGAAACCATCGAACAGAGCGATGAGATCTGTGTCGATCTTGGTAGCGATGGAGTTACCCAGAACCGTACCGAGTTCTTCAGCCGGGTTGCCTGCGCCCATTGCAGCCAGGTCAGTCAGGAGAACCTGAGCGCCGACTTCGCCAACGGTTACAGAAACGCTGCTGGTAGAAACAACGGTTTCAGACATATCGGTGCCTTCAGTAAGGCCGGCAGCGGTAACAGCCGGATACTTCGGAACCTGAATAGTTTTGCCAGCTTCGTTGCCGATGTTGTACATGGTAACGAGCGGAAGCAACAAAGACTGCTCTTCAGCGGTGAAACGCGCCTGAGCAACGATATTGACGAACAGGTCGTCAAGAGTGGTAGTAGTAGTACCTGCCATGATTGGCTCCTTGTCAAAAGATTACAGAAGTGGATTATTTTGCTCGCTTCATTGCAGCATAGGCTTCTTTGCCTCCGCTGTTCCAATTTGCGACCATATCAGCCACAGATGTAGGCTTCTGTGTAGAGCCGCCAGCGTTGCCCTTGCTTCCTGTGCCCCCACCGGAAGCACGAACGAAATGCGGGTTTGCTGTAAGGAATTCCCCAACAAGTTCCCCAACAGTTAAGGATTCACCGGAATCGTTATATCGTGGGGAGCCATTAGCGTCAAGGACTTCTACATGGCCGTCCTCACCTAAGCGAATGTTAGAACGCAATAGCGAACTTACTTGCTCTGGTGACACGGCATTGTTGCGGACTGCTGCATTCATCACCTCGCCGTCAATCAATGTTGAGTGGAGTCGAGAGCGGAGATTCTGAATTTCAACATCCTTCTTTTCCGCAGTTTTTTTGAGGATCTGCTCGAACTCTCCGCGCTCCTTTTGGCGCTCAAGATCTGCGGCTTCTTTTTCCTCAAGCAATCTGCGAGCCTCGTTCAAGTCAACGCCTTCGAGTTGCTTCTCAAACTTCTTGCGTTCACGCGCTAGACGCTGCTCAACAATTCGCTCAAGTTCAGGCCGTGAATAGGACTTCTCCGAAGTATCTTCCTGACTTTCAGCGGTCGCTTCGGTATCAACGCTTTCCATGACTTCTTCGCTCATGTTACGAACCTCCTATGGAGTGTGTGGGGAAACTATTTCTTGCTAGGCTTCCAGCCGGTCTTGCGAAGTGTGCCGTACACATACGCATCGCACCGCTGCTTGCCCCATCCGCGTTTCTTGCAGACGGCTTTCAATTCTTGCTCAAGTTTCTTAGGCATGGTTATTCCTCGATTACCGGAACCCAATGATGTCGACAGTTATAGCCACCACGAACGATAAAGGGATCGCCAGGGGCTTTGCCTTGCCATTGATTCTCTGCCCAGAGTTCTCTGATTTCATCTTCCGTAAATTCTTTGCCTGCGTGTTTCTTACACCAGTCCCGCGAATCGAATATCAGAGAGCCGTAATATTTCCATTTCTCTACGCCAGCTTCTTTTGCAGTATTCACAACGATGGATGAATCAAACTGCATAAGCGAATCGTGGATCATTTGTCCTGCATATCTGCTCAAATTATTACCCACTCTGTCGCGGGCGTATAGAGTGTGTAGCTTTTCTATTGCCTCGGCCCGCTCATCACCAGAACCATTGCGAGCAATATCGACAAGACGATTGGCTTCCACAGAGTCGGATTCAATATAAATTCCGTTGATTGCATGGCGCAGGGTCTTGATTGATTCGTTGATCGGTCGGCCTGTCAGGGTGTTCTGGTAGATCTCATTTGCCATTACATCGAGATATTGCAACCCGATAGCCTCGAAGCCCTGGAACGATAGGCGCTTGAGATTCCTGACCACATCTGGGGAGATCTCGGTGAAGATCTTGAACTTGCCGAGCATTGTTTGGGCCGATGCAACGGCCTGATCGTAGTCCTCTACTACTGCCTGAATTTCGGCAAGATATTCTTGCTCAAGAATCGACTGGATTTGAGGGCGAGCTGCGATAGCCCACTCAAGATCAAATAGGCTGCCATCTTTAAGAGGCGCAGCGGAAACGAGGCTGGCGATCCTTTCTTCCAGACGGCGTAGAGCAATTTGTAGGCGCTTTTCATGATCGGCTCCTAATCTATCAATGATCTCGGCGTGAATACTTTCAGCAGACATTAAAACTGGCCGAGTACCTGATTAGTGCTGTCGATTTCATCGTGAGCGCGAGCCAACTGTTCATCATCCAGAACGAGGTCAGCGATCATCTTGTCCACTTCCTTCAGGAATGTGTTAGAGCGAACGCCTGAAGCCTTAGCCTGCTGCAAGTAATTTAGTTCGTTCGGGTAGTCACGAATATCGAATGAGTCTGGGTAGTACACCTCAACATCTGGGGTGGTGTCTTGCCAGATGCAGAACAGTTCCCAAAGCTGCTCCTCAGCAAGTTCCAGAATATCAGCCTTTTCTGATAGCTTGGCATTCAGCAACTGGAATTCAGTTTGCAAGGCAACGCCGGACTTGGTTTGTGCTTCCGTGCCGCGTACTGCGCCCATGTGAGCCATGCGGTTGATTGCCTCCACCTTGTCCGTGATCGAGGCGCGCACAGCGTCCAGGTTGGAGCCGCTCGGCTGGATCTGGTACGGCTTGAGGTTGGCATCCAGTTCGTCCGGCATATTGATCACAGAGCCAGCACCGGCAGAAGCATCCGTGCCATAGGTCTTGACCAGGGTCGGGTGATTCGAGATGCGGATCAGTTGCTCAATCTCGCTCAACTCCTGATAAATCGACTGCTGCATGAACGCAATATCAGAAAGATCTGAAATGCCGATGCCGCGCACCACGGAACGATTAGCAGGCAGGAACACCGCTGGAATGCGCCCAATCGGATTCGGCATGGTTTCTACAAGGCGCTCGTCCTCGTTTTCCACCTCATAGATGCTCACCTCTTCGTCAGTCCAGACGCGGAAAAAGGCGCGAGTGGTCATATTGTCGACGCGCTCGATAGCCTCACGGAGCTTCAGATAGGTCAGGCGATAGCGGCCAGACTCGGTGCGCTCCCAGCGCCAGTCAAAGACATTCTCTGGAGTAAAGAGATTTACATAGGGGCGGATGCCTTGATTTAGTTCCTCGGCACGAGTTCCCGCAGTTGACTTCGGCTTATCCAGGGTCAGCCATACATGGCCGTAGACCGATGCCCAGATCTGAGCCTCACGCATAAAGGCGTTGAAGCTGCGGCCATCAAGGTCGCAGTCCTTCAGGAACGGAATTAGGGCAGGGTTTCCGTCAATGGAGTTGAAGCTGCGGGTCGGCGGGATGCGCCAGAGATACGAGGAATAGATGTGGACGATATTGCGACAATGGTTGTCGATCGGAGTCAGGGCGATTCTGCGCTGGTACTCGTCATTATCCTCGTTGATGTACTTGGTCAGATAATTACCGTCTTTGTAGTCCTGCCCGCCCATATAGGAACGGAGGAAAAACTCCCACCGGTTTTCGTTGTCAGCGTATTCTGGATGGGTGTAGGTAATCGTATCCATATTAAGTCCACCGTTTCGGTTGTTCCGCCTGATAATTTCTGCGGATAGGGTATAGGAATTCTATCAGATAGCCCAATGCGTCGTTCATGTGGTCGAAGCCTGAATCCTTGTCGGGCTGGCTGGTTCCTTCTTTGTAGATCTGTCGCTCTAGGCTTGCGATGGTCTGCTTGCATTTACTGCATACAAATAAGTTCCGCTTGCCGTCAGCAGATAATAGACGCGAATTTACTGCGTTGATGCGGTCGCGTACAGAAGCATGGGTGTTTCTGACATAAACCTGGAAGCCTGCATTCTGCAAGATTGACAGGTCTGTCCTTCCTCCGGCGGAGGTCTTGCGCTGGCGAGAGGCTGGATCAGGGTAGATGCTGATTCGCTTTCCCTGATACCGCTGCTTGATCTCGTCGACCATTTCGTCCGTGTTGGAGCCGTAGATCACGATCTCATCAATGACGCGGATCGCCTGCCCTTCACGAACAGCAACAACGGCAGACATAGGATCAATGTTGAAATCAAGGCCAATGTGAAGATCAGAAAGGTCGGAACCACAATCAGCAACCACAGACTGCTCACGATTGAAGTTGTAATAGATGATGCCTGAGTAATTGACGAAAGCCGCCAGATATTCCTGACTGAAGGTTCGCTCATCGAGATCTCGCTTTGCTGCTTCGATTTCCTCGGCAGATACATTCCCGCCGTCGAGGGTAGTGAACTGGAAACTGTGCCAATCTGCTGCGCCATCTACCCCTCTAGTCCATAGGTCGTAGAAGTGATTTCTGCCCTTCGGCGTACCGATCCACATTGCAGAGCCTTCACGGTCTGAGATGGATGGGCGTAGAACCTCTGTCCAGGCGGTCGGCTTCATGTCTGCGAATTCGTCCATGATTACGAAATCGAGAGCGCGGCCACGCAGGGAGTCTGGATTCTCTCCGCCTTTTAGAGAGATCGTGCTGCCGTTTAGGAGGTTGATCGTCAGATTGGTTTCGTTCTTCTTGTCGATGTATCCACTAGGGATCATCTGCCCAAGCATATCCCAGGCGATTTCCTTTGCCATCTTGTAAGTCGGCGCAACATACCAGCAATTCTTTGACTTGCCAGACAGGGCTGCTCGCATGAGTTCAACCGTTGCTAGGTGAGTCTTTCCGAATCGGCGACCTGCAACGATAACCCTGAATCTGCTCGGATCAAGAAAGATCTGGCTTTGGCGTTGCGTCAACAACATTGATCGTCAATGGTGGGAGTTCTGCGTGTTCTGTTTCGATCTTGTCTGCTTGACCTAGCCAGTTCTTGCCTAGCCATACCAGCATCACTTTGTCGCCTTCCATTGCAGCGGAATACTGCTTGCGGCGTAGTGACATCTTGCCTGGAGCGCTCTTTTGCTTGAAATAGTCCGCAAAACTGAGATCGTGTTCTTCCTTCAATCTGCGGTCTAGTGTGTCGTAGCTCATTCCCTGGAGAGCTGCACATTCCTCTCCTGTACACATGATTTCGCAACAGGCATCGAGAAGATCGTAGTCAAGTTCCTTTCTGGGCCTTCCGCCTTTATTGACTTCATCAGTCATTGGTCTTGCTCCACCTTAATCACAGAATTGAGTGCTACAAAACGCACAAATG